GTGTCTGATCCGCTCGGCATGTATGCGAGCCCTGGGGTCTGAGTTACGTTTACGCTTGATCCGTACATTGCGCGCGGATATAAAAGGGGCAGGGTAATCCTGCCCCTTTTACTTGGAGTACGCCATGACACTCAAAACGGCTAAGAGGCCCGAAGATTGGGGCCAACGCGAGAAACACCCATTATATTCACTGTGGTCTTGGCATAAGTCTCGGAACCGCTATGGTATGGTACCAGAGTGGACAGATAATTTTTGGGTGTTTGTTTCGGGAGTTGGGGACCGCCCCTCAGACAACCACAGGCTTCGCCGGCATGAAATACACCAGCCTATAGGCCCAGAAAACTTTTTCTGGGATGAGAAATATGCGTCGGGGGATACTTCTCCGGGGAACCGAGCTGCCCGAGCCGCGTATATGCGGGAGTACCGGAAACGGAGACCCCGCAATGTTCGGGACACCATGCTAAAACGTACGTACGGGATCACCCTAGCCCAATGGGAAGGCATGTACGCTGACCAAGGGGGGGTGTGCGCCATATGCCACACTTGCGAAGCGGAGAAAAGCGAGCGCTACGCCAATATGTGTGTCGACCACTGCCACGATACCGGGAAGGTGCGCGGCCTTTTGTGTAACTCATGCAACCGTGCACTGGGGCTCATAGGGGACAACGTCGACGCGGCGGTCCGCATGGCTGATTACTTACGGCGGGCCAAAGAAGGAACTTAGCTCTGGAAAGGCCCACTTCGGTGGGCCTTTTTCGTTGTGTAGACAGCCCCACCACAACGTGCTACCTTGAAGGCTATCCCTGACAGACGCACAACGCGGCTGACCTTAACCCAGACAGGAGATTCTAATGGGAACTACCAGCTTCAGCGGACCGGTCAACTCGGCCAACGGCTTTGTCGGTGACATCACCGGCGCAGCAAAACTCCCCACATACACTGTTGCCACAGCGCCCTCGGCCTCTGCCGCAGGTGCGGGTACCGTGATCTATGTATCGAACGGCCTTGCAGGCGCTCCCACGGTCGCAGTCTCTGACGGCACTGATTGGATTTCTGCGGCTGGCACCGCTATCGCAGCGGCATAAGGTGCACCATGACAATCAAATGGGCACCTGCGGATGCAGATGAGTTAGCCCGGCGCAAGCCGGCGCCAACGCCAACGCCACCGAAAAAACCATCGACCAAGAAGGGATAACCTATGTACGCTTCGGATGTACGCGCAAAACGCGTTACCGGTACAGGGGCACTGTCCCTTGGCCGCGCTAGGCTCGGTGCGCTCATTGCTACTATTGGTGCGGGCCCCGGCCGTCTTACGCTCACTGATGGCGTTGGCGGCCCGACGGTTATCGATATGGACTTCATAGCTAGCGATACGCATCATATTACGATTCCCGGAGATGGGGTGCTGTTCGCTGATGATCCGGTTGTATCTGCGGCCACCAACGTGACTGCAGCGACGCTGTTTTTCATCTAGGAGGCTATATGACTGACGCACTACCGTTCATCGATGCCGCTATGAAGTATCTGATTGTCCCCGCGGTCATATGGGTGTGGATGTTGCACAAGACGCAGAGCCTACATGCGACGGACATCGCGGTACTTCGCGCAGAGGCTGGGGCCCGAGATATGGCGCGCCGCGAGGAACGCGAAGCTACCGCCGCGCAGCTCGATCAAATTCTGAACATGCTGCAAACGATAAATGGCCGGATAGACACGATGATGGTAAAGGGGCGAGATCAATGAGGAAGTATTCTGCGCGCAGTTTGTCCAACCTGCAGGGGATTCACCCCAAGTTGCGGAGCGTCATTGACAGGGCGCTGCAAGACAGTCCGCTGGACTTCGCAGTAATCGAAGGACTACGCACCAAGAAACGGCAGGAACAGCTGGTTGCGTCAGGCGCGTCCAAGACGATGAACAGCCGCCACCTGACGGGGCATGCGGTTGATCTACTACCTATCGACCCATCGACGGGCAAGGGCGAGTTTGCGTGGCCACTCTACGACCGGCTCGGGCCTGCGATCAAAGACGCCGCGCGCAAAGAAGGCGTCCCTATTATTTGGGGTGGTGACTGGACCACGTTCAAGGATGGACCTCATTTTGAGTTGGACCGCCGCGTGTACGCTGAGGCTGACTGGGCTTCGAAAGAAGCACCGCATCCGGAGCGCACCAAGGCCACGCAAAGCCGCACGGTTCAGGCGACTATAGTGCAGGGTGCATCTGCCGCGGGCGGTGCCATAGCTGCGGTACAAGCGCTGGACGGCACGGCGCAGATTATAGTGTTGGGGGGCTGCGTTATCATTGCGGGTCTGGCACTATTCATTCTTCGGGAGAGGCTTCAGGCATGGGCATCGGGCTGGCGCTGATCGGGCGGATTAGATTGTTATTTGCGGCCCTTGTCACCTTTGGCGCCGCGGTGGGGTTAGCGTACATCCGCGGGAGGACTGACGCAAACGACGTAAGCCATGAGGAGGAGTTGAATGAGTACGTCGAAACACGCAAGCGCATCGATCGCGCGGGGCACTCTACTGACGCTACCGTTGCTCGTAAGTGGCTGTCTGAGCGTAAGTCAGGCCGCGATATGTGACGGGACCACTCACCTGCGGGACGCGCACGTGGGGGCATTACTTGCTGATGCAGGGCCGCAGTCACTCCAGACGGGCGCGGCGCTGGTAGCGGCGTTAGACACGGGGTGTATAGATGGCTAAATCTCCAGCATGGCAGCGCAGTGAGGGGAAGGCAAAAACGGGCGGATTGAACGCCAAAGGGCGAGCCTCGGCCAAGAAGCAGGGCATGAACCTCAAGCCTCCGGCGCCGAAACCAAAGACCAAAAAGGACGCCGCGCGGCGGAAGTCGTTTTGCGCGCGTATGAGTGGAATGCCGGGCCCCATGAAGGACGACAAAGGCAAGCCTACGCGCAAGGCGCTATCACTACGGGCGTGGAACTGCTGACATGACCATATCACGCGCGCAGATGCGCACCCAGATGAAAGGTAACCCCATGAATAACTCCGCTAGGAAGCCAGCCACCAAGAAGAGTATGTATGACCTCTCAAAAAAGGGGGCGAAGAACTTCGATAAGGCTGATCGTAACAAGATGAAGAACTATGGTGACATCCCAGACCCTAGACCACGGTCCCGTGTTGTTACCCCTGATACACTTGACACGATCAAAAGCATGAAGAACTCCACTAAGAAGATGCTCGTCGGCGGCGCGCTCGGCGCGGCAATGGAAGGCGACATCAAGGGCGCCATCCCCGGACTCGTGGGGGTGATGATCCGCCGCAACGCAGACCGTAAAGCAGCGAAGGCCGACAAACCGATGTCGCGTGCTGACGAAGTAGCCGCAGGTATGCCTATTACGCAGATGAAGTCGGGCGGGAAAGTCGGCCGCGGCGACGGGTGCTGCATGAAGGGCAAAACCAAAGGGGGGATGCGTTGATGCCACTCACACCCAAGGGCAAGAAGGTCAAGAGCGCCATGCAGAAGCAGTATGGCAAAGACAAGGGCGAACGTGTATTCTACGCCTCAGAGAACAAGGGCTCACTGAAAGGTGTCGCCAAGAAACGCAAACCCACGAAGCGGAAATAACCCATGGCCGTTGTCGTCCCCGACCTAGCAGAGATTTTCGAAGAGGCGTTCGAGAGAGCGGGCCTCGAGATGCGGTCGGGCTATGACCTGAAGACCGTGCGCCGTAGCCTCAATATGTTGACGCTGGAGTGGCAGAACCGCGGCCTGAACCTATTTACGATCGAGTCGGGTACGCAGCTGCTGACGCCGGGCACGGCAGTATACACGCTGCCGGCGGATACGATCGATGTCATTGAGCACCAGTTACGCAGCGGGACCGGCACGAGCCAGACCGATACGGCGATACAACGTATCAGCGTATCGACGTACGCGCAGCAGACCAACAAGAACACCCAAGGGCGCCCCACGCAAATCTACGTCGATCGTGGGGTCAGCGACGTGAAGTTTACGCTCTGGCCGGTGCCGGACACGGCGTACACCGTGGCGTACTATCGGCTCAAGGGTATTGATGGTCTCGTTTCGGGTATCTCGGGCGCTGCGGCTATCCCTCCTCGGTTTATCCCCGCCCTTGTGTCGGGGTTGGCGTTCCATATCGCCATGAAGAAGCCCGAGGCCGCAGCTCGTGCGCCCGCGCTTCGCGACGAGTACAACGCGCAGTTTCAGCTCGCCGCCGACGAAGATGAGGATCGGGCATCGCTGCACTTCACTCCGGGCAGGGGGTACAGATGACGTATGCGTCAGGTAAGAAGGCATTTGGTTACTGCGACAAGACTGGATTTCGGTACGCCCTGACAGACCTTGTCTGGGAGTTCAAAGACGGAAAGCGTACGGGCATGCGCGTCGGCAACGACGTAGTTGACCCTGACCATCCACAGAATTTTCTTGGGCGCGTGCGTGTAGTAGACCCGCAATCGCTGCGCGACCCCCGCCCCGACACGTCGATGACTGAGAGTCGCGGCTTGTTTGGGTGGAACCCCGTAGGGCACACTGAAGTGTTCCTCACCGGTGCCGTTGGCACTGTAACCGTCAACATCGGAGACTGATATGAAATCCCCACGCCCAAAGGCCAACCCAAAGCGCCCGCCGAAATCCAGCCCGCGCCCCCCACGTAATCCGGACTCCGACATTATGAGCCCGAAGAGCGTGTATGAGCGCTCGATCCGCCCTATGGCAAAAGGCGGAGCCGTGAAAAAAGCCGCGGGCGGTAAGACCACCCGGACTAAGTAATCGTAACCACAGGAGACTGATATGGGCGATAAGAAGAAAACGCGCAAGCTGACACCGTCAGAGACGGGTGCTAAGATGTACATGTCCGATGAGGCAAAGAAGGCGCAGCGGGCTCGGCCGTCCGGAGGCACCGCCCTTGAGGAAAAAACCCGAGAGGCGATAACCAAGGCAAGGGTCGCAAAAAAGCTAACCCCTAAAGCCTCGGGTACGAAGAAGGCAGATACATACATCGACATGTCGTCGCGGGCATACGGGAACGACGCCGTGAAAAAAGCCGCGGGCGGTATGTGCCGCGGTATGGGTGCTGCAACCAAGGGCGGCCAGTACGCTCGGAGTAAGTAAGCCATGAACTACACTGAACTTGTAGCTGCGATCCAGAACTACTGCGAGAACGCGGAGACGACGTTTGTCGCCAACATCCCTACGTTCGTGCGGCAGGCGGAGCAGCGCATCTACCGGTCAGTCATGCTGCCTGAGTTCCGCGCCAACGCCACAACTACGGTAGGCGCGGGCTCGCAATACGTAGCGCGCCCCGCAAACTTCTTGTCGGTGTTCTCGTTTGCGGTGATCAGCGCCGCAGGGGAGTACACGTACATGCAGGACAAGGACGTGAGCTTCATCCGTGAGGCGTATCCGCACCCGGCCACGGCTGGCAAGCCGCAGTATTACGGGATGTTCAATGGCGACGCGGCCAGCAACGAGGGGTCATTCCTCATTGGGCCTACACCCGACGCCACGTATCAGGTCGAGCTGCACTATTTCTATGACCCGGAGTCGATCGTGACTTCTGGTACGACGTGGCTCGGTACTAACGCGGCACCGGCGCTGCTGTACGGTACGCTGGTCGAGGCGTACACATACATGAAGGGTGACGCGGACCTGATGAAGACGTACAATGACCGGTACCAAGAAGCGATGTCGCAGCTCTCGGGGGTTGACGCGCGGAGCAAACGCGATGACTACCGCGACGGGCAGATTCGTTAGGGAGACAGAGTATGTTTGAAGCTACCGCAGGTGTGACACCGTTCACCGTAAACGTAATGACGTCCACTGGGGGCGGACATACCCCCGAACAAATCGCGGAGTTGTGCGTGGACCGGCTGATCAGTATAGCCGACACGGCGCCACCCGAGCTTGCAATGCAGGCAAAGGCATTTCGCCAGCAGATGTTGGCGGTTGTCCTGCATTATGTTAGGATGGCCGCAGCAGAGGACCGCACGACGGTCGCAATGAAACTTGAGCAAGCGGGCCACGCGCAGCTTGCTGCGCATATAAGGGACCTATAACATGGCGTTTACTGGAAATTTTATGGTGACGAGCTTCAAGCAGCAACTGCTTGAAGGCGTCCACGACTTCCGGCTCACCGGCGGTGACACATTCAAGCTGGCGTTGTACACCAACAGCGCATCATTCACCGCGGCCACCACGGCCTACACGGCCACCAATGAGGTGGGCAACTCCGGGTCGTACGCGGCAGGCGGCGGCACACTGACGCGCATTGACCCGACGTCGTCGGGGACTACGGCGTTCACCGACTTTGCGGACCTGTCGTTTACCACCGCGACAATTACGGCGCGCGGAGCCTTGATCTATAACACGACCCCCGCCCACACGTATACCAACCCGGTTGCAGCAGTGCTGGACTTCGGTGCGGACAAAACGTCGACGTCCGGGACGTTCACGATCCAATTCCCCACCGCGGACGCGACAAACGCCGTTTTACGGATTGCATAAGATATGGTCACTCTCGTAAACAGAGCCAAAGTCGCCACCGCCACCACAGGCACGGGGACAGTTACCCTTGGCGCTGCCGAGAGCGGCTATCAATCCTTTGCGGCTGCTGGTGTGGTTGACACTGATGTGGTTCGCTACGTCATTGAGGATGGCACGGCATGGGAGATCGGCACGGGCACCTATTCCGCTGGAACCTTGACGCGGGCGCTGAGCGAGAGTTCCACTGGGTCTTTGCTGAACCTGACAGGCAGTGCGGTGGTGTATGTGTCGGCTACGGCGGCTGACTTCACCCAAAGCATCGACGGTGGATCTGCGGCAACAATCTACATCGCGGCACAATCTATTGACGGGGGAACAGCATAATGGCTGACCAAATCCAACTTCGCCGTGACACGGCTGCTAACTGGACGAGCGCAAACCCTATTCTTGCCTCTGGCG